AATAAGCCCAATAAATGGTGATTTTGCAGGCGGAATTGTTTTACCTGATAACTTTACAGTTAGTTATTGGATTAAAACAAATGTAAATATTAATCATACAGGGGTAATAAATGGTCAAGTTAATTCAGATGGTATTTTAAGTTTTTTCAGATTTGCTACAATAAGAAATGGTAAACAGAATTTATATATAAACAATTCATATACTCCTGTAACACCTATCATAAATAATGGTGATTGGTACAATATTATATATTGTAATAGTTATGATAATACTGAATTAAAAGTTTATACAAATAATTCATTGACGTATGAAAACACAACTCATAATTTTGGAAGAGGTAATAACATAGCAAATATAGCAAAAAGTGAATTCGGGCTATATTGTCCAATGCAACTTTCAAATTTATCTATTTGGAATACTGCTTTAACATCTTCTCAAGTATCAGAAATTTATTCAGAAGGTATTCCCCAAAACCTCTTAAATCACTCTGCAGCAAGTTCACTTATAAACTGGTGGCAGTTAGGAAGTAATAGTTCTTTTAGCACCTACTGGACTGTATTAGATGAAAAAGGTAGTAACAATGGAACGTCTTTAAATATGACTGAAGTAGATATAGTTGACGGTGTTGGTAGTTACGCTAATGGTTTGAGTTCTGGAATGGGTGGGGATGAAATTATTGGCTCAGCTCCGTTTTCAGATGCAAATTCGCTTTCAATTAATATGGACGTTTTAGACCGCGTAGAGGACACACCAAATTAATAATATTAAATAAATAAAAATGAATAATAGAACATACATAATTTGTAATTTATCAGATAGCAACTTTGTCTTGTTTTCACAAGTAAATCAAAGTTCTGCTCAATCTGTTAGAAGAAATTTAGCTAATACACAAATGGTTTTAAGTTACCAAGTTGAACCAAGTTTCATAACTGATGGAAGTTTAACACCTTTAGGAACATATAATCATAGTGAAATATTAGAAATTTTAGCGGGTAGCGATTGGAGTGAACCAATGCCAGAATGAATTATTTAAAGAGTGTAAGAATGGATGACCACAGTATATTAATGGCGGTAAGTGCTATTATAGGAGCGTTAGGTATAAAGGAAGTTTGGGGTTTAGTATCTAAAAAAATGGATATTGGAGCAACTAAATCTGAAAGAAAATTTAGTGTATATGCACAAAATATAGAAGCACTTACAAATAAGATCACAGAGCTTGAAGCAAAAATTGAAGTATTAATTTCTGAGAATACACAACTATTAGTTAAGGTTGCAAGAATGGAAGAGAAGTTGATATTAAATGCTAAACGTAGAGTAAAATCTAAAATTAAAAAAGATGAGAAAGGTTAATAAAATAGTTATACATTGTACAGCAACAAGAGAAGGACAAAATATTAGTCCAGCTACTATAAAGCAATGGCATTTAAACAGAGGTTTTTCAGATATAGGTTATCATTATATCATAGGTATTGAAGGTAAGATTAATGCTGGTAGACCAGTATCAAGAGCAGGCGCACACGTTAAGAATGGTAATAGTGATTCAATAGGTATTTCTTATGTTGGTGGTTTAGATCTTAATGGTAAAGCCAAAGACACAAGAACTGAAGAACAAAAAGCATCATTAATTAAAATACTTAAAGTATTAAAAAACATTTATCCACAAGCAAGCATTCACGGCCATAGAGATTACTCACCTGACAAAGATGGTGATGGAGTAGAGGAACACGAATTTATGAAGCAGTGTCCGTGCTACAATGCGGAATTAGAAGCATATGAACTTGGATTACAACCAAAATCATTTAAACCAAAAACAAAAAAAGTAAAGGATAAATTAAATGGAAAAAAACAATCAAACTAACTTAGAAGAATTAATTAAAAAACTGGAAAAAGTACCAGTACCAGAAAGAACTTGTAATATTGAAGATGAAACTTGCGAGAGCTGTAGTGGATGAAAAAAATAAAAGATACTAAAATAGGAAAGTTTTTAGCTGAGAAAGCACCACAAATACTTGCTGTTGTAGGGGATGTATTACCTGAGCAGGGTACACTTGGTATAGTAAAGAATCTTATTAGTAAAGATCCTAACTTAACATCTGAAGATAAAGAACAACTACATCAACAGTTAGTTGAATTTTATAAGTTAGAAGTAGAAGATAGAGATTCAGCAAGAAAAAGAGAAGTTGAAATTACCAAAGCAGGTGGTAATGATTGGATGATGAATGTAACGGGTGTTATTGGTTTAACTTGTTTTGTATTTATAGTTTATTCTGTTGTATATATACCAACAGTTTTAGATAATGAATTATTTATTCATTTAATGGGTATGGTTGAGGGAGTAGTGATTGGTAATATCTTTGCTTTCTATTACGGAACAAGCTCCAAAAAATAGTAAATAATTTATTTTTATTATATTTAACAAAATTGTTAGATGAAATCACACAAGAAAAGGTGGAAAGATAACGGTAATCCACGTTATAGATTAAACACTGAAGAAGAGCAAATTATAATTGATTACAGAAGGTTAAAGCAAGAAGCAAAAGCTGAAGGTTTAAATCCAAATGATATTCATAGTGGTTGGATAAAGAACAAAAAAGCTAGCTTATATTTTAAGAATCCTAATTTTAAGCAAAACGATTTAAAAGAGTTTAAGAAACAATTATTAAGTGATCTAAAGGAATACTCTCCAAACTTTGAAAAGCTCGTTAAACCTAAAGTAAATGATGGCCACTGCCTTTTAATATCACCAGCAGATATACATATTGGTAAATTATGCAAATCTTTTGTAAGTGGTGAAGAATACAATAAACAAATAGCAGTACAAAGAACATTAGAAGCTATTGACGGCATATTACAAAAAAGTAATGGTTTTAATATAGATAAATTAGTTCTTGTTATTGGAAATGATGTTCTCCATATAGATTCGCCAAGTGGCGGAAAAACCACAAAAGGAACGGTTCAAGATGTTGACGGAATGTTCTTCGAGCATTTTCATATCGGAAAACGTTTATATATAAATATTATTGAAACATTAGTTTCTTTTTATCCTGATTTGCACGTTGTTTATAATAGTAGTAATCACGATTATTTGACTGGTTTTTGTTTAGCTGATACAATAGCAACTTACTTTAGAAATAGTAAGAATATAACCTTTGATATTAGTTTACAGCATAGAAAGTATTATACTTATTATAATAACTTAATTGGCAGCACGCACGGAGATGGTGCTAAATGGGATCTATTACCTTTATTAATGGCTGATGAATGTAAAGAATGGAGTGAAACTAAATACAGATATATGTTTGCACATCACGTTCACCACAAAGTAAGTAAAGATTTAATTGGATGCAGTTTAGAAAGTTTACGTAGTCCATCACCAGCAGATAGTTGGCATCATAAAATGGGTTATACTTCTTCTAATAACCAAGCAATAGAAGGTTTTATCTTCTCTAAGAACAATGGCCAAGTAGCCAGAATTACACATTTATTTTAGAATTAACATTTGATTGTTAATAAAGTTTTTAGTGTGTTTTGTAAATCGTAATGTATTTATATATATATTTACAACCATAAACTTAAAAACAATAAATTATGAGTAGAGAAATATCATACACAACAAGAACCTTTTACGTACCAGCAGAGAAAATAGAAACGTTGGTAAAGTTTCAAGGCAAATGCAAAGAGAATGGGCATAAATCTTATTCTGAAGTATTATTAAAACTAATGGAACAATACAACGAACAATGATACATTATCCGCATCCTCACAACGAACACTACTACAATGAAAATATTAATCATTGGTGGGCATATACAACTAACAGATATTTACAAGATAGATTGAGAAACTTAGTTATTAGAGTGAATTGGAACAAGCGTATTATCTGTAGAATACATTTATCAAATAATGATTTAGAAATACATAAACACAGATTTGATACATTTATTAAACAATTAGAAAACATTGAAAAGCAATTAAAAACTATTGCAGTTCAATACAATGAACAAAGAATGAATAAATTAAAAACTATATTTACAAAAATTAGAAACTATGAAAATTAAAGAAATCGCACAAAAATATGATTTATCAAAAGATGACTTTTGGGAATTAAAAAGAGGTACAAGATCAATGTGGATAATAACACACGATGCTTGCGAAAAGATAGCAGCAAAAGAAAACATACAATTTGGCGCACCTACAATATATAGAGATAGCAACCAAGATGTTGCAATAGTAGGAGATGCAAAACGTGGAAACAAAGTTATTTGGAGTACTGGTGAAGCATCACCAAAAAATTGTAAAGCTCCTTATCCTTTTGCAATGGCTGAGAAACGTTTAAAAGATAGATTAGTATTAAAATTAATTAACGCTTATGAGTATGGTATTTATTCAGATTCTGAAGCAGATAACTTTAAAAAACAATGATAGAAACAAACGCAATTGAAGTAATGCAATTAGTTTTAATATGTATTACTATAGGTTTAGTTTTCGCAACTATAATCAAAAACAAATAAATCAAAAACTATATTATGAAAAAGAATCACTTGAGTTACTCGGCACTATGCCAGTTTAAGAAATCTCCTAACCATTTATTAGCATACTGGAACAAAGAATTAAAAACTACAGATGCAATGCAGTTTGGAACTATAATACATAAGATGTTATTAGAACCAGATACATTTACTAAAGAGTTTGCAATCTTTGAAGGTGCAAGGCGTGCTGGTAAACAATGGCAAGAGTTTAAAGAACAGAACGAAGGTAAAACACTAATTAAACAACAAGAATTAGATGATGCAAACAAAATAATTAATAATGCTATGTTACATCCTGTACTTACTGAAATGATGCAGAACAAAGAAGCAACAGAAATTAAGTTAGAGTGGAAACATAAAGATGTTAATTTTAAGGGCTTTGCTGATCTTTTAACAACGTTTAATGGCAGAAAGTGTATAGTAGATATAAAAACTACTAATGATGCTGGAAAACGCTTTGAACGTGATTTATACTATAATGATTATAAAATGCAGTTAGCAATGTATCAAGATCAATATGATAAAGATACTGATGCTTATATTGTAGCAATAGAAACAACAACACCATTTAATGTTCAGATATATAAATTAGATGATAGTTTATTATTTAAAGGTTGGATGGATTACGATTATTATACAGATAAATTTAAAGAATGGAACGGAGAACCTCAGGGTTACTCAAGTGATATAGTAGAAGTAAAAACAGAAATAGAAGAAATATTATGAAAAAACTTGCAATAATAGGTGGATTAAGTTTAATGACTGCTGGAGCAACTAATATGTTATGGCACAAGCAAAAGTTAAATTTAAACCCTAATACATTTGCAATAGCTACAGGAGGTTTTTTTGTAGCTGTAGGAATAACCTATAAATTTTAATTAAAAACAAATCAAAAATTAAATTATGAATAATACAAAAGTAAAAAACGAATTAAAAAGGGGAATTTATATACCTTTTTATTCAATCGAAGATTTAAAACCAGCAAAAGTTAATAGAGATTTATTTCTTAAACACGCTGAAAATTTTAAAACTAAATTAAAAGAAAATGATTGGTTATTACCAATAATAATAGCTGCTAATGGTGATGTAATAGAAGGACATCATAGAATAGAATCAGCTAAATTACTTGGTGAAACTACAGTTCCAGTTTACGTTGTTGATTGGGTTAATACTAATAATGCAAAAGAACATCTAAAATGTATTATTAATCTTAACAATGGTAACAAAGCGTGGACAAGTTTAGATTATTTAAAAGCATTTGCAAGAGATAATAAAGATTATAGAAAAGTATATAATTCTTATTTAAAAAACAGTAACAATATATCAGTTGGTAATATCATTAACTGTTATTTTGGTTACGGAAAAGCAAACTCATATAACTTTAAAAAAGGAACATCATTAATATTAGATGAAAGTTTTGCAGAATTTCTTGTAAATAAATTTTCAAATTTAAATCAAAAATATGGTAAAGGTAAAATTGCTGCATACTGTGTAAGAGAGTTAATAGTTGTTGCATATACAAAAGCAAAAATGGATATTAAGACAGTTAATTTTTTATTTAAAAAATATGAAGAGATGGCAAAAAGTGACCACCCATCTATAACTTCAATAAATAAATTTAAACCTTTAATGGAATTATATTTAAATGAATATAATATGAAAACAAACAACAAAAACAAATAACAATGGATAAAAAAGAAGAAACAATATATTGTGGAAGTGGTAAAGTTATGAATCCTAAATGGCTAAAAGTAACTATTAACCCAAGTAAAATAGCTGATTACATACAAGAATACAATGGCAACAAATTTATAAAACTAAACATTAATATAAAAGATGAGCCAGATCAGTATGATAAAAATGTAAGTATTAGTGTTGATACTTGGAAACCTGAACCACAAGCAGAAACAAAAGCTGTTAGTGATACTTCAAACGATTTACCCTTTTAAATATAATGAAGCGATCGAAGGTCTTAGAAGCATTGGGTTTAACGTCACAGGATATACAAAATATGTTGATGAACGGTTACACAATGCCAGAGATAGCAAAGAAGTATAAAATAGAATACATTTCTTTAGTGCAAGCATATAAAGTACAAAAGAAAAATTACAAGTATGTTGATTTTATACAACCTAAAAAAGAAGTGAAGGACATAAAAAAAGTGTCCTTTACTTTTGATAAACTATACACAGAAGAATCACTTAACGAAGAAGAGCTATTAGCATATTATAAATACGAACAAAAACACAAAGCGTATTATGACTGAGCAAGAAAAAACCATACTTACAATTGATTGGTTAAATAAAAAATTTAATTTATTAATACAAAAAACAACTGGTCAATTTGATTTATGGGATGCTCAAGATGATAAAAGAATTATTGAATTTAAGTTTAGAAATAAATATTATGAAGAAAAATACATACAAGTAGATAAATTTTATTGTTTATTAATGGCTGCTGAATATCATAATAAAAATGCATACTACATAGTAGTAGATGATGAGGTTAGAATATTTAATTTAAGTAACTTAAAAGATAAATTAATTAATAGTAAAGTAGTAATTAAACAAGCTCCATATCAAACTGAATTTAAAAACAATAAAAAAATTAATAAATATTTTTATATATTAAACCAATCAAATCAAACTAATCAATTATGAAAGAATTACCATACTTTAAATTTTATCCTAACCAATGGATTACTGGCTCAATATCATTTATGGACTTAGATGTTCAAGGTGCATTTATGAAAGTTTGCTGTTACTACTGGAGTAAAGAATGTAATGTTACAAGAAAACAAATTAAAACATTAATACCTAAACAATGGAGTGCTTTAGTTGATGCTGAGTTATTTAAAATAGAAGAAGAAACTATTAGCATTAAATGGTTAGATGAACAACACCAGCAACGCTTAGTAGAACACAAACGAAATGTAAGCAACGGAAAGAAGGGGGGCTTAAGCACCGCTAAAGCATTAAGAAAAGAAAAGAAAAGAAAAGATAATTACGCAAATGATAATTTATTAAAAGTAAATGATGAAGTGCAAAAACTTCTTGATCAATGATATTAGAAGATAAAGCTACAGTACCGTATTTAAAAGCATTTAAAGAAGGTAGGATTAAAAAAGGTATTGGTATTGGTTGTTTATTGGATGATTACTTTCTTTATAAGAATGGTAACTTTAATATGTTTCTTGGTTTAGATAATGTTGGTAAAACTAATTTTATATTATGGTACTTAACTGCACTAAGTAAAATACACGGCAAGAAGTGGTGTATTTGGAGCGGTGAAAACAATGCTGGCCAGCTTAAAAGAGATATAATACAAATGTGGACTGGTGAAAAAATAAAAGATTTAAACGAGT